ATGTAAAGACAATGACTTTAAGTGGTAACTTAACTGGAGATTCAGTAGCATCTTATGCTCCTAATCCAGCTATCCAACCTTCTCAAAGCATTAACTTTAGAGATTTAATCCCAACTGTAAGAAGCGAGACTGGATTGTATGTTTACTATCGTGAAAACTCTGGTTTAACTAACAACATCGCTGCTCAAACTGAAGGTTCTGATAAAGCAGAGAATAACTACTCTTTAACTGAAGTTAAAATTGTAAATGACTACATTGCTGGTTTCTCTACTTTTTCTAAGCAAATGTTGAAGTCTTTACCATTTATGACACAGACTTTACCAAGAATGTTGACAAGAGATTTCTACAAAGCTGAAAACTCTATCTTCTTCTCAACTGTATCTGCTGCTGCAACTGGTTCAACTACAACTGCTGAAACAAACGATTTGTTACAATTAGTAGATTACATCGGTAATCAAAAAGCTGCAAACTTTGTTCCTTCTTATGCTTTAGTATCTCAACAACAAATGGGAAAATTATTGAAAGCTACTATCGCTGCTGGTTATTATGCTGGTGCTGGTAGTGTTATCGTAAACCCTAATGGCGGTATGACAATCTGGGGAGTACCTGTAATTTCTGCATCTTGGGTAACTAATGACAAAGTATTATTATTTGATTCAAGCTACTTAGAGAGAGTTGAAGTAGAAGGTTTAGCTATCGAATTCTCTTATGAGAATGGCGAGAACTTCCAAAAGAACTTGGTAACTGCTCGTATCGAGTGTTACGAAGACATCAACTTAATGTTGACTACATCTGCAATCTATGCTTCAATTAACGCATAATTGATTTAAGGTTCAGTAAATAATTAACCCCTTACATTTGTAGGGGGTTTTTTATTGCAATAAATTAACTAAATTTGTAAAAAGAAGTTATATGTCTTATTCCAATTATATTAACGATTTTACACTAACCGACATAGGTACAGTTGTTGAACCTGTTACTTTAGCAGAGGCTAAATTGTATTGCAGAGTAACTACAAGCGTTGATGATACACAAATTTCATTAATGATTAAACAAGCAAGGGAAGCAATAGAAGTGGCAACAGGATTGAGTTTAATACCAAAGACTGCCGTTGTTTGGTTTACTAATTGGGATGGCAACTTTAACCTTCCTTTTGGTCCAGTTAATAGTTTTACATCTTTATTAGATGAGAACGGAGATACTATTGTTGCTGCTGATTACTTTTTAGTTGGTGGTAAATTCCCACAATTACAAAGACCTCGATTTGCAAACTTAAAGGCTACTTATGTGGTAGGCTATGCAACCATTCCAAATGATCTAAAGATTGCTATTTTAGACCAAGTAAGCTATGACTACGAGAATAGAGGATTAGATGGAGATACTGGTATATGTGAGAAGTCTTGGAAAGCGTGTCAAAGATGGACAAGAATATCCCCAATTTTATAATATGAAGTTAGGAAAAGCGAAAGCAAACTATATTGATGCCAACACGATGACCCGTGAGGTTCTAATCTATGCTGCCACAAGGACAAGTGATGGTCAAGGTGGGTTCACAACTACCTTTGCCCTACAAAGCACAGTTTTTGGCGATTTAAGACCAGATAATCAAAATAGAGCAATAGATGACTTGGAATTACAATTTGACCAAAGAAGCGTACTTTACATTCGTTTTGGGGCTACTATAAATGATTCGGATGAGGTAGAGGTTGAAGGCAACAGATACACGATACATTCTATTAAGAACGTTGAGAACCAAAATAGGTTCTTGGAGTTAATAATTTACAAATAATGGCATTTAGCGTAAACTTAAATGGACTAAAAGACATTCAAGATGCTTTAAAGAATATTGATACAAAATTAAAGCAAGATGTGGGCGATGAGATTAACGCATCCGCTTTAAAGATATTAACCGATGCCAAAAGACTTGCTCCAGTCAATTTCGGGCAATTAAGAAATCAAATAGCTTTAGTACAAGAAAGTCAATTAACATTTGGGGTTGAATCAAAGGCATCTTATTCTCCTTATGTAGAATTTGGTACTGGTCCACAAGTAAATGTTCCAGCTGACTTTACATCTTATGCAGCACAATTTAAAGGTCAAAAAGGCGGTAAATTTAAGGACTTTGTAGATGCTTTGACTTTGTGGGTTAAGCGTAAAGGCATTGGAGATGGCAAAAATGATAAAGGATTAGCCTATGTTATTGCAAGGAGTATATTGCGAAAAGGTATGCGACCTCAACCTTTTTTAATACCTTCGTATGAAACGGAGAAGCCAAAATTAATACAAAGACTAAAAAAATTGTTAGATGTTAAATCCTAATATTGAAATAAAGAAATGGTTTTATACTAACTTGACAAGTGCGAGTGGATTAGTTGTTTACGATGGTTTTGCGCCAGAAGGAGCAGGAGATGAGTATATTGTAATGACAGGTAGAACATCAAGCCAAGATCAAGGCAAAGCAGGTTACACAAATAGTATTAGCATCACAGTTGATATTATAACAAAAAATGCTAACTTTGGATATAAACGTGCTGAAACTATAAGCGATTTGATATTAGAAGATATAAACTCGGATACAACAATAACCTTATCAAATGGGTTTGGTGCATCAAGTTTAAGTGTAGAAAGTATAAGAAATTTAGATGGCTTAAACCCTTTGGATAACGTTTTTAGAGTATTGATAACTTATAACATAATAATAACACAAATTTAAAATTAAATAAAATGGCAGAAACAAAAGTAAGCGGTAGAGATTATATCCTATTAGCTGACATAAACAACGACGGCACGTTTTTACCCGTAGCGTGTTTAACCACAAACTCTTTAACATCAACTAATGACACAATAGATGCAACATCTAAATGTGGTAACGAGTACACTCCAGCTCCTTCATTCTCTCAATCTTTTGATTGTGAAGGTTTTGCAATTGATGAAACAGGAACTCCATCTAAAGATAGTTACCAACAATTATACACTGCTCACGCTGCTAAAACTTTATTTGCAATTAAGATGGGTAAAGCAACTCCAACAACAGGTGATGTTTATTATGGTGGTGCTGGTCAAAAAGTATTTATTAGCGATTTTGGTGTAAATGCTGATGATAAGGATGATGTTAAGTTTACTGCAACTTTTGTAGTAAGTGTTCCTCCTATTACTCAAACAGAGCAAGCATAATAAATAAAAAACTATGTTCGAATTAAAGACTGACAACAACACAATCCACTTAAAGTGGGGAACTTGGGCTATGAAAAGGTTTTGCGAATTAGAGAATAAAAATCTAATGCAGCTTATCGAGGTTTTATCTGGAGGAATTTATGACTTAGATACAATCGTTCATATCGTTCAAGCAGCAGCCGAAAGTGGGTATAAGAGCCTTAAAAAGCCTATTGACTTTGATGAGTTTGATGTTTGTGAATGGATAGATCAAGTAGGTGGGTTATCGGCAAAAGATGGACAATTGGTTGAGTTTATGAAATATATGCAAGACTCAATGACTCCAGATTTAAAGCCAGAGAAGGAAACGGATGAAAAAAAAAATTAGGGTTTTATAGTTGGGACTCAATAATTATTCTCGCTATTGAAGTTGGCTTAACGATTAAAGAGTTTTGGCAATTGACGTGGCGAGAATTTTTGTTGTATAAAAAGGCTTATGATAATAAACAGTTAAAGGAATGGGAAAGAACAAGGATGATTAGTTATTTGATTTATAAAGCTAATACAACCGATAAAAGTCCTAAAAGCATTAAAAGTTTCTTTCCTTTACCAAGTGATGAAGTTGAAGAAGATAAGCCAAAACTGACACAAGAACAATTGGCAAGGACATTAAAGTTGTATGGAGTAAAATAATAAAATGGCACAAGAAACGTTAAAAATTACGATAACCGCAGACAATCAACAAGCGGTAAAAAATATACAAGAAACAGTTACCGCAACAACAAAGTTAGGTACTGCGTTTAAAACGTTGCCAAGTACAAGCAATCAAGCAACATATGCTTTATCAAACTTATCAAGAGTTGCACAGGATGCTCCTTATGGATTTATAGGTATTGCCAATAACTTAAACCCATTACTTGAATCATTCCAAAGATTAAAAACTGAAGCAGGTAGTACAGGCGGTGCTTTAAAAGCAATGGGAGCAGGTTTAATGGGTCCAGCAGGTATTGGATTGGCTTTAGGTGCAGTTTCTTCTATTATAGTTGCATTTGGACCAAAAATAGCTGATTTTATAAAAGGAACAAATAAGGCTACTGAAGCAGAAGATAAATTTGCTACAAGTTTAAAAGATGCAAGAGCCGAAGCAAGTGAAACAGGAATAAGATTACAAGCATATTTATCTATAAGTGAAAATGCAAATGTTAGTGAAGAAAGAAGGGCAGAAGCATTTAAAGCGGTTGTAACTGAATTAGGAAAAGTAAATAGTGCTTACGCATCAACAATTACAACTGTTGACCAAGCAAGAGCAGCAGTTGATTTATATACACAATCATTAGTAAATCAAGCGTTAACATCAAGATATATTGACCAACTTGCTGATAAAACTATTGCTTTAGCAGAAGCAAATAAAAAGATAGTACAAACTGGAAGGGAATACTATAAAGAATTAGGAATAGCAAATGCACTTATTAATCAAAATGTTTATGCAACAATTGGTCAAGCAGATGTAATAAATAATGCTGCTGATGCTAATGCTAATGCAAGAAAAGAGGCTAATGGATTAAAGACTGAAATAATCGGTTTAAAAAATGTAGTAAATGATTTATATGTTGCTGCTACTAAAGACCCATTTTTTACTTTTAATAAAGGTGCAAAACAATTAGCTACATCAACAAAGGAAGTAGCTGATAACATTCAAAGAATAGGTGGGGAAGCAAGAGGAATAAGTGCAGATATGACTACTCCTGTATTATTAGAAAGAGGAGCAGCACCAACAATAACAAACCCAACAGGCAATGCACCTTTAGGTGGCAGAACAAGTGGGTATGATGCTATTAAACTTACAAATGATATTAATGAGCAAACTAAAGCACAAGAGTTATTTAACTTTCAATTAAAGCAAACACAAGAAATAACTAATTTACTTGCACCAGCTTTTGATAGTGTTATTCAAGCAATGGTAATGGGAGAAGATATTGGAAAGGCTTTGGAAGCAGCATTTAAACAAATTGTTATCCAGTTGATTTCAATGGTTGCTCAAGCCTTATTGTTTAAAGCAATTATGGCAGCTATTACAGGCGGAGGTAGTGAAATTGGCGGTGCTATTGGTGGGAATATGGGAATGGGTGGTGGTAATTTATTAGGTGAGTTCTTATTAAAAGGTTCTGATTTGGTTTTAGCAACTCAAAGAGCAAACAACAACTTAAATATTAGACGAGGCAACTAATGGCATACGAAATAAAATATACAATTACGGCAGCAACTAAATCTGATGTTACAAGTGTAGTTAATATTTATGAGGATGGTTACGCTGGTGCAATAATAGAATATCCTTGTATAAGTTTACAAATACAATATATCCCAAGAAGTGATGATACATTTGAGCCTATTTATGTTAGTCAGTTAAATCTTTCAATAGATGTTACGGATGATGTGGCAAATATGCCAGACTTTACAACATTGAACGATAGAAAGTACTTTGTTAGAGTATTAAGTGGTGCTAATTTAGATTGGCAAGGATGGGTTTTAAGTGATAACGTTCAATATATATTTTCAACAGGTAGAAAAGAATTAGCTTTTAATGCTCTTGATGGATTAGGTATGTTAGAAAGAATACCTTTTTTTATTGCAGATGATACAACTTTAGTTGATTTATTTACAGCTATATTTTACGTAAAGACTGCTTTGTTAAACTTAGAATATCCATTAGATTATGATATTGTAAGTGGAGTAAGTTTTTACGCTGAAGGGATGGATAACAGAACGGATGACTTAGCTGCTGACACATTAGGTCAATCATATATTAATTACGCAACATTTATTGATAATAATCAAATAGCAACAAATTGTCTTGATGTATTAACAAAGATTGTTAGATCAGTTGGTTCAAGATTATTTCAAGCAAAGGGAAACTTTTACATAGTTCCTTTAACTCAATTTGCACAAGATTCTTATTATGTTACTATTTACAATAGTGATGGAAGTGTATTTGATGATGCAATATATAATTCAACAGGAAACATTGAAGGATTTAACTCAAACACAAGTGGTTTATACTTTGTAGACAATAGTCAATTTAAGCTAATTAGAAAGGGTTTTAATAAGATTAGATTTGATAAAGTAATTGAATATCCAAGTAACTACATTACAAACTGGGATTTAAAGAATTACACATATGTAAGTCCAACAGTAGGAAACGCTTATTCTTGGGAAGAAGAAAGATTTGTAGACGGAATTATTTATGTTAAGTCATATCCTGAAAAAAGTACAAATTCTTTTATAATGGAGTATTCACTTTCAAGTCCTTATACTGCATTAGTTAGACCTATTAATTTACCTAAAGTAAATACAAGTGATGTATTGAATTTAAGTATGTC